GATCAATATTCCTCGGCAGTATCTAATAAAATTTATTCAGCGGTATTGGTTGGGGATGATATAGAGGATCTCACTCTGGAAGTGAGGCAGCTGCTCATCGGTGGAACCGACAAGGCAGGGAGGCCCATGTCGGCACATGCCAAGACAATTGCAACCACAGGATACAGAGAGGCTGACTCATCCATCCTCTTGAGGGCCTCTGAGGAGGCTGGGGTTGATGAATTTGAATATGCAGGATCTCTCATCAAGGACTCAAGGAAATGGTGCATCGATCACGTAAATAAGACATATACAAGAGAAGAGATCAGAGCTTGGGAGAGTCAAAGCTGGAAAGGCAAGAAAGCCGGGGACCCCTTTGTCACAAGAGGGGGGTGGAATTGCCGCCACAGATGGCTCCCAATAGCTCCAAAATAAAGAGAGGAGGTTGGAGAAAGGGCAAGGAGAGAGAGGAAATTAATCATTTAAAAAGGAGAGCGAAAATGGCATTATCGGAAATCTTAAAGACAGCTGGAGCGCCCCAAGATCAAATCGATGAGGCGCTGAAAATGGAAGGATCCATCACGGATTTTGGAGAGAAAGTCACAGCCTTAAACTCTGAGGCGGCATCTCACAGAAAAAAAGCCAGCGGCCTGGGCGATCAGCTCAAGCAGTTTGAAGGGATGGATCCAGTCAAATATGCTGAAATTATGGAAAAGCATCACAAGGACTCTGGAGATTTTGAGACTCTTAAAACAGATCTCACCAATAAATTTGCAGTCTCAGAAAAAGCCTCTTCTGAGAAATATGGAACTCTTGAGAGCAAATATAAAAATCTTGTCATCAACCAGGGGATTCTTGGTTTCGCCTCTGAGCTCAATGCAATCAATCCAGCCGAGGTGGTGGACCTTCTTCGGGCCAATGTCAAGCTATCAGAGGATGGATCTCCTATGGTCATGGATGGAGAGACTGAGAGGACAGATGGCAAAGGTGGCAAGCTCCCTCTCAAGGCATATGTGGAGGGATTTCTTGCCGAGAGACCTCATCATGTAAAACCAGGAAAGAGGGGTAGCGGATCCCAAGGAAACAACGGGGGAGAGAATAACGGCGGCAAAACTATCAGCCGGGATGCTTATGATGCTCTCTCCGCCTTGGAGAAAAGAGACTTCTCCAAGGAAGGAGGTCAGGTCACTGATTAAAAGCCTTGACTTTTTAATCAAGGTAGATTTATTATGTAAATATCAGTTTTAGCTTAAAGATTTAGGTCCAGCCGGACCTCTTTGAATTTAGGCGGTCAAAGTAAAATTAATCCTCCTTAGATTGGGCTTGATGCCTGAGACCATGTGCCAAATATGTGGCGGTTTCTACTCAAAAACAATTTAAGGAGGATTTTTATTATGTCCAGTACTCTAACGAAACTAATCCCATCACTACATGCAGCAGTTGACATCGTCTCAAGAGAGTTGACGGGGATGATCTCTTCCGTGGCGATCGATGCCAGTGCGGAGAGGGCCGCAAAGGATCAAGCAATTGATGTCCATGTGGTCCCAACGGCCACAGCTTATGACATCACTCCTGCCGATGTTCCTGGCGACAATGGCGATGTGACCACTGGAAACGTGGAAATGAAGATCACCAAGTCCAGACAGTCCCCAGTTAGATGGGAAGGAGAGGAGCAGAAAGCTCTCTCCGGGTCTGGAGTATTCACTCAGGTCCATGTGGACAGGATTGCTCAGTGCATGAGAGTCCTAGCCAACGAGGTGGAGCTTGATCTGGCCACTGAGGGGTATGAAAACTCCACGGGCGGTTATGGTACAGTTGCAACCGTACCCTTTGCAACTGACCTCACTGAGGCTGCATATATCAGAAAGGCCCTTGTTGATAGAGGGGCTCCAAAGGAGGACATGCAGCTGGTCCTTGACACTCTTGCTGGAGCCGAGCTCAGAACTCTTGGCAACCTGACTAAGGCCAACGAAGCTGGGACCACTCTCCTGAGGGAGCAGGGCATCCTCTTGGATATCCACGGCATGAAGATCAGAGAGTCTGCTCAGATGCAGGATCACACTGCTGGAACCGCAGCAAGCTCCACCACTGATGCGGCTGGCTATGCAATCGGAGACAAAACAATCACTTTGGCATCTGCCGGAACGGGAACTTTCATCGCCGAGGACATTGTCCTTTTCGCAGGAGATCCCAACAGATATACTCTCCTCACTGGAGACACTGATGTGAGTGACGGTGGCACGATAGTCCTCAAGGAAGGCCTGCTCAAGGCAATAGTGGGAGCAACTGCCATCACACTCGTGGCTTCTCACACTGCCAACTTGGCTTTTGATAGAAATGCCATAGTCCTCTTGGCAAGGGCTCCTGAGATGCCCGAGGGCGGGGATGCTGCTGATGATGTGATTGAGATAGTGGATCCAGTTAGCGGAATCGCTTTCCAAGCGGCTCTATATAGGCAGTACAGGAGGACCAAGCTTGAGATTGGTCTGGCTTGGGGTGTCCGGGCAATTGCCAACAGACACATTGCAAGGCTTTACTACTAAACACAAAGGGGGAGGCTCTAGCAGCTCCCCCTTTTAACTTTTAATTTTCAAAGGCAAAGGCAAAGGAGAGAGCTCTATGAAAACCGTGATAATTAAAAGAGAAGGGTGTCCAGGTGGCTGCAAGATCAATGAGAGTGATTTCATTGAGGGAGAGATGGAGCTTTTCTCTGCCTCAAGAAAGGATCCGTCTCCTGTAAATTACAAAAAGAAAACCATGGAGCAACTGGCTGATATCCTCAATGAGAGGGATATTGAGTTTGATCTCAGTATGAAAAAGCCTGAGCTTGTCGCTCTGCTTGTAGAGGCTGACAAAGAGAACTAATCATGGCCAAACCTTATGCCAAAGACTCTGATGTCGAGGTCTACGAAAAGACCCTGAGGGATCTGGGAGTCCAGTCCTCAGCTGATCATTTGTCTTTGGCCTCTGATGATGTTTTGAATTGGATCAAGGGGGTGTGGTGGCCCGGTGTCACCACAAAACCCCTGACTCAATTCATTGAGCTATATCTCAATGATGCTGCCCTCAAGCAGGCCACAGTTTTCAAAGCTCTTGGAGATTATATCTTTGATTCTGTCTCCTCTTTTATGGAAAATGATACTCTCCAGGCTAAGGCCGAGAAATATCAAAAGAAATACAAGGCCGAACTGCTCGTCATCCAGGGCCTTGCTCTTTATGACTTCGACAAGAGCAACACTTTTGACGATGATGAGCGCCCCTCAACTTTCTCTCATAGGATAAGCCGTGGCTGACAGAGAATCTAGTTTGGTGGCCTTGGCCCAAGTTCTCATCAACACTGAGGGGATCAGGCTTGTTACTCGACAATTTAAAAGCATTCTTGAGCTCTCAACTGAGAATCTCCCAGCCATTATCATTGAAGACGATGGAGAGGAGACAATCACCGAGAAATCCGGGGACTTTGCCAATATCGCTTTTATCGTTTCGATCATTGGCTATGTTCGCACCACTAATGATCTCAGCACAGCACTCAATGAGCTCGATCAACTTACAAAGACCGCTCTTGGCCAAGACTTTCTAAACTCCTCCGGGATCATGAGAACCGCTGGTCTCTCAGGCTTTCGGATCCTCCCTCTCGCGGAGAGGAGCGGCACAGAGAGCAAGCCAAATGCCTTTTTCGAGAGAGAAGTTGAAATCACTTATGAGGGCCGACTCTCAACTGGGCTCTAAGGAGGAAGAATGAAAGAAGAAAGCAAGGATAAGAAAAAAGAGCCAGTCCAAAAGACAGCTCCAACAGGAACTCTAAAAAGAAGGAAGCCAAAGAGGCAGGAGGTGACAAGTGGCAAATAAATATGACAGGCTATTACTAGCCAAAAATGAAGCAGTAAAGGGCACTGACATTGTCCCGACTCCTGCCGACGACGCGGTCAGGGTAATCTCTGTCACTCCTGCAATCACCATAGATGGCATTGAGAGGCCAATTGTCAAGCCAACCATGGGGCAGATTGCTCACTTGATGGGCAAGAAAACGATAGTCCTCTCTATAGAACTGGAGCTCAGAGGATCTGGATCTGCTGGAGTGGCCCCAGACTATGGCCCACTCCTCCGGGCTTGTGGGCTGGATGAAACAATTGTGAGTGAGGCATCTGTGGCTTATGATCCACTCACA